TTTTGCGCCGCCAGGTAAAGAAGCGGCGTACCCAGAACCAGCGGTCTTTGGGGTCGGTGGTCGCGGGGTAGGCACAGGAGTTATTGCCCCACAGGTGGTAGCCGTTGGCGTTGATGGCCGTCGCCACACCCGCGCCGTTCAGCACGTTTGCCTGTTCCTGGTCAAGGATTACCTCCGTGCCGTCGTCCAGGGCCAGGCCGGTGATGGGCAGGGCGCTGTTGCCAATGTACAGGCTGGGCAGGTTGCCCGCCTCGATGTCCTTGGCGCTCATGGCGGCAGCGGCGATAGCGCTCGGCGCATACAGTACGTCGCCCACGGCGAACTTGGGCCACAGGGCATAGGCGTGTTCGCTGGTCATGCCGCTGGCTTCTTTCTTGGCCTTGACGTCGGTGTACTTCTTGGCGCCGGTGCTGGTGCAGTCAATGTCCAGCACACATTCGGCAATCAAAAAGCCGTTGATGTTCTCGCACTTGCCCTGCAGGGCAGCGGCCACGGTGGGGTCGTGGCTCCAGCCGGGCGCCAGCAAAATGCCGGGGGTCATACCCAGCTTCGGGTACACCTGGCGGATAACCTCGCAGCCGGTCTCTTTGCCACCGCTGGTCACGCCGCCCACAATGTCTGCGGCGGTCACCTTGCTGGCGTCGATCTGGTTGCCGTTCACGGTCAGGGTCGTGGCGCTGGCGGCGTCCCCGATCATAGTGATCTGCAGGGTGCCATCCGTGTTGAACTCAGCCAGGTAGTCCTTGCCCAGGGTGTAGGTCTTGGATGCGGTCGTGCCGTCCTTTACGGTCAGACCGTCCAACAGAACACCCTGCAAGTCCAGGGTCGCCTGTTTGTTATTCAGCTGCAGGGTCTGCGCGGTAAAGGTCTTCTTGTGGGTGGCAGGGTCAAGCACGTTAATAAAAACGACCGGCCCGGCACCAAACAGCTTGAACGTGGCGTCCATGCTCTGGCACAGGCTGTACGACTTAAAGTCGCCACTGTAGCCCAGCGCCTGGACAGCCTCTGCCAGGCTGTTTGCCAGAATGGGGGTGTTTACAGCTGCGGCGGGGTCTGCGGCCATGTTGACCGGCGCTGTGCCGATAACGACCTGCAGGCCGGAATCGCCGCCCACCGCTGCGCTCACAGGCGTGGCGGTCTCGCGGGTAGAAATGCCGTGATTATATGCCATTTTCGGGTTCCTCCTTAAATAGATTTCAGTACGGTGTTATAAACCGTATATTCAGGGGTGCCGGGCTTCTTCAAGTTGGCGCGGGTCTCGGCCATCTTGCTCACCGGCACGATCAATGCCACCAGGGCGGGCAGAGCCTTGGCCTTTTCGGTCAGGGCCTCCGGCGCTCCGTCGGTATACACGCGGTACTGGGTTGCAATTCCGCGCAGGGTTGGCCCCATGTAGGCCACAGGCTCCGGCTTTGCTGCCTTTTTGGACGCTGCGGTCTCGGCGGGTTCTTTCTTGGTACTCATGTCAGGTCGCTCTCCTTTGCGGTAATAGTCGGCGCTTCCACCATAAAATCCACGGTTCCATATCGGAACTCCCTGTATTGCCCATCGTCCGTGTTCCATTCAATAGGCAGCAGGATCTCGCACGGATCCACGCGGCTGTTTTTCAGGGCTGCCGCCATCACCTTTTCCTTAATGCTCAAAAGGTCACGGTAGCCCTGGCGGCTTGTGCCGGTGTCGTATACGCAGAACAGCAGAACAATGGGCATCGTCTGGCGGCCCCAGTCCTCCACCGTGCCGCTTCCGGCGTGAACGATACAGAACGGGCAGAACGCAAGGTCTGCGTCGTCGTCGCCCTCCGGCTCCGGCAGGTTGTGGGTAAAAACGCGCACCTCTTTGTAGGTGCCGTCCGGGGCAGGGTAGGTATGACCGGCCAGGGTACTGCTTACCCAGGCGGCCAGGGCGTCCACAACCCCCTGCGTCGTCACAATGTTCGGTTCGCTCATCCTGCGTTCCCTCCGCGCTTGGCACCACCAGAATAGCCTGGATCGTGTCGCGCATATTACCGCGCACGGTCTTGGGGTCTAACTGGCTCTCGGCCATTTTCGGAATGCTGATACTCCACAGCTTGTCTATGGCTTCATGGTGCCGGTCAATGCCGCCGGTCGGACGGTGGTAGGTGTAAAAACTGCCGTTGCGCTGGGCCACTACCACGTCGCCGTTCTTAAAGGTCGTGATAAACGCTTTAATGCCGCCCTTGTTCAACTCCTTCAGTCCGCCTTGCAGCAATACCTGCGCCCGCGTGGTCGGCGGGCGGCTGCTGCCGCTGGCGGGCGGGTCTTTCGGGCTTACATTAAAGCGCCGCAGGTTCTGCACCTTGCCTCGGATGTAGATCGTGGCGTCGTACTTCTTGCGGCTGGCGCGGGCTATCTTCATAGCCGCGTTGTATTCCTTGGTTTTTGCATCCTCTGCGTAGTGTTCGCGCAAACTCTGCACAATCAGCTTTCTGGCTTTGCGGGCGGTGCTGTTCGTCGCCTGGCTGATAACGTCCGGCGTTTTATCGTTCAGGTCGCCCAGCCTCCGGCTGATCTCGCCCATCCAGTCGTCGTTGAAGTTGAACTCTATAACGGTCATTGCGCTCTGTATGCCTCCAGCGTAAGGGCGTAGATGCCGCCCTCGTCGGTGCAGTCCAGCACGGTGTAACGGCGTCGGCCGTCCAGGTCGATGCCGCTGCCGATGCGGGGCTTGGCTCCGTAGTCTTCGGCCCGCACATAGACCAGCAGCCGGGCGGCATAAAGTCCCTCGCCGCTGTTCGCCCAGGTGGCGCCTTTCTGCCGTTCGATCAATTCGTTGCTGTCTACAATGGCGGGCATTTCCCGGCCGTTCAACGTGCGCTTTTCTCCGAACTCTTCCAGGTTGAGGAATACCTGCTGCACGTCGGCGGCCAGGCAGTCCTTAAAGGTCATCGGGGCTGGCGGCGGCGTCCTCAGCCGCCACGCTGACTTCCTGGGCGCAGATTTCGGCGATCAGCTGGGCCTTGTTCTTGCCCTTGGTGCCTTTGATGCCCATGTCGTCGGCCATTTTCCGCAGGTCGGCTGCGGTCATGCTTTCAAACTGGGCGGGGTCAAGGTGGCCGGTCACGGCGTCCTCAGCTGCGGGCTGTTCGTCGGCTTCGTCCTCGCACACGTCGTCCGGGTCGGGGTAAATAAAGCCACAGGCCACCAGCGGGGCGGCGGTGTCGGCGTCCAGTTCCACGCAGCAGCCGGGATAGGTGCGCTGGCCGTCAATGTCAAGCAAACTGTTTGCGATAAACTTCATAGCGCCCTCCCTTAGCCGATTTTCACGGCTGCCTGCAGGTCGCTTGCGGCGGCTGCCGCCACACAGATGCCAACGTCCACGCCGTCTTTGGACGGGGCAGTGGCGCTCACCTTGTCGGCGGCGGGGTCATAGTAGACCTTGGCGCCCAGGGCAATGGCGGCGCTGTCCTTGTCCATCAGGAATACGCCGCACAGGTGCAGGGCGCCGGTCTGCCCGGCGGGAATAAGCGCTGCGGCCACGCCAGCGCGGGTCGTTCCAAGCGGCACAATGCTGCCGTAGGCGATGTCACTGCTGCCGGTGTTCTTGTAGTCGATGGTGTTGCCGGGCTGAATGTATTTTGCTTTCATGGTATTTCCTCCTTGTGTTACAGGGCAACGCCGGGGTTCTTCACCATGCTGCGGAAGTCGGTGGCGGTGATGCCCCAGTCGAGCCAGAAATCCCAGATAAAGCCCAGGGTGCGGGCCTTTTCGCTGCGGCGCACGTTCGGGGTTTCGTTGCCGTTCAGGTAGTCAACCTTTACGCAGGGAACGCCCTTGTCACCCATGAACCAGGGGCAAGCGTTCGAGCCGGCCAGCACGTTCAGGGTGTTATCTTCGATGATGTCGTAGTTCTGGCGATACAGCGGGTTGGCGGCCTGGGTGTTCTCGGTCGTCTGAATGGTGGGCGACATGAAGATAGAAACAAGGTCGTTGTCGTACTGCTCGGAAACCGGCAGGATCAGGAAGTTCGGGGTCAGGGTGATGGCCTCGCCGAACTGGTCGGTCTGGGTGCGCAGCTTCTGGCGCATCGCCTTGATGGCGGCGCTGGTCATGCCGGTGCCGGTCGTCAGCAGGTTCTTGTGGTCTGCGCTGAAGAATGCCTTGCCGTCAAAAACGGCGGCGTTGTTGTACAGCAGCTGGTAGCACTGCTTGTTGATGGTGCGCTTGGCTGCCTGGGCAAAGCGGCCGGGAACAGTGGCAATAAAGCCGATGTCGTCGTTGATGAACGCCTGGCGGCTCATGCTGAAAGAACGGCCGTAGGTGTCCAGCTTGCGCTGCGGCAGCATTTCGGTCGAGAACTCGCTCTCTTTCAGCTCACCGTTCTCAGGCACTTTCTCGAAATCCTGCGCACCGCTAAGGACATAGTCGTGGTCGGGCGTCGGCTTAAAGTCGGAAAGGCTGCCCTTGCGCGTCCAGCGCTCGAAGGTGGTTCCTGCGTGGGTGTACGGTTCCACGATGGCCTTTTTGATGGCTTCGTCCAGGATCGCGGGGAACGCGGCACTGGGATTGAAAAACTCGCGGCTGGCCATGTCGTACAGGTCAGACTTGCTCATGCGCAGCAGTTCGCTGGCGCTGTGGTTGCCGCTGCGGGTCATCGACTCAATGGCAATGTCACGCAGGCTCATGCCCTGGAACTCGCGGGCACCTTCGGTGGGGTTCTCTACGGT